GTTTCTTCTGCCTCTAGTCGCGCTGACGGCATCGCCCAGCGCGGCAAAACACGCGGCACGATTGCTAAACACGGTAAATAAAAATGTCTACCTCTGGAACGTCCACCTTTAACCTTGACCTCAATGAACTGACGGAAGAGGCGTTTGAGCGTTGCGGCAAGCAGCTGCGGACAGGTTACGACCTGAAAACAGCGCGTCGCAGTATCAACCTAATGACGATTGAGTGGGCGAACAAGGGCATTAACTTGTGGACGATTGAGCAAGGACAGATCCCAATCAACATCTCATATCCATTGCCAGTTGATACCATTGATCTTTTGGATCAAGTAATCCGCACCGGAACCGGTCAAGGTCAGGTCGACATTAATATCAACCGTATTAGTGAAAGCACCTATTCCTCCATTCCCACAAAGAATGCGTATGGCCGCCCCATTCAAGTCTGGGTTGACCGTCAGTCTGGCAATGCAAACGGCGTAGCAAGCGCAACATTGACTCAGGCGGCTGGAGCCTCAGACACAACTTTGTATGTGAGCACAACGGCAACGTTGCCAACACAGGGTTACATCAACATTGACAACGAAACCATTCTGTACCAAAACGTCGGTACAAGTTTGACCAGCAACACAAACCAGCTGCTCAACTGCTATCGCGGCGTCAACGGCACAACAGCGGCGGCTCATTTGTCAGGTGCAAGCATTTACCGCAATTACCTGCCAAGCGTTAACATTTGGCCAACAGGCAACCCCGGCACACAGTATGACTTCATCTACTGGCGTATGCGCCGCATGCAGGATGCGGGTAATGGTGGCGCGAATAACCAAGATATCCCATTCCGTTTTATCCCCGCAATGGTGGCAGGCCTTGCTTATCACTTGAGTGTGAAACTGGACGGCGTGGATCCAAACAGGATTTTGGGCTTGAAAGCAGCCTACGACGAGACATTTGAAATGGCGGCTCAAGAAGACCGAGAAAAAGCCCCAATTCGTTTCGTCCCTCGTAATATGAGTTATTACCGCTAAAAAGGTGACTCATGCCCAATAAGTTTGCTTCTGGTAAACATAGCATAGCTGAGTGCGACCGATGTGGTCAACGCTATAAACTCAAAGAACTCAGAACTCAGACGCTTAAGACCAAGCCTTATCGTGTCAAAGTTTGCCACGAGTGTTGGGACCCAGATCACCCACAATTGCAATTGGGCATGTATCCAGTTTCCGACCCGCAGGCTGTGCGCGAACCGCGTCCAGATGTGAGTTATTATTCATCTGGTAATACAGGTCTGTACACATCGCCAACGGCGAGTAATAATACGAGCAATGCGGGATATCCTGAAGGCGGTAGCAGGGATATTCAATGGGGCTGGAGTCCTGTTGGCGGCGCAAGTGGATTTGATGCGGTTCTTACTCCAAATTATTTGGTAGCAATAAGCGCTGTTGGTACGGTAACTTTGACAAACTCATAGGAGTAAAACATGGCTAAACATGACGACGTTGCAGAAGATAAAAAGCTGATCAAAAAAGCTTTTGCTATGCATGACAAACAAGAGCATCCCGGCAAGAAAACCAACTTGTCCAAACTTAAAAAAGGCGGCATAACAGGCAAAGCAATGCGTGCTGTTGGTCGCAACATGGCTCGCGCAAACAATCAACGCGGAGGCTAATATGGCCGTCAAACCAACAAAAAAGAATAGCCCTGCCATTCGCACTGGCAATGCTAAGAACAACAAACCAGCTGACACCTATGCCAAAAACGGTACAGGCGTGAAAGCTGAGCGTGCTGCTGTTGAGTATGCGGTTGATCCTAATTCTTTAGGCGCTAAAGGCCACATGCCCGGCAAACCAACAATGCGTGTTTCATTAGGCGATCCAACACGCGAACCCAAAACTGATGGTATTGAAATGCGCGGCGCAGGTGCAGCCACCAAAGGCCGCATGAGCAGAGGTCCAATGGCGTAAGGTGAACCAGAATGCAATATGAGCAGCTGTATAACAATATTCAGGCTTATGCCGAGAACTATGAGCCGTTGTTCGTAGCAAGCATTCCTACGTTCATTCAAGAGGCGGAAACGCGGATCTACAACTCTGTTAATCTGCCTTCGTTGCGTAAAAACGTTACAGGTAACTTTACAGCATCAAATGCATATTTGTCATTGCCATCAGATTGGCTTGCAAACTATTCGCTTGCTGTCATCGACTCCACCGGAAACTACAACTACCTGCTGAATAAAGATGTGAACTTCTTAAGGGAAGCGTATCCGTCCTCTTCAACAACTGGGCTGCCAAGGTATTACGCATTATTTGGCTCAAACATTTCCAACATCAACAACTTGAGTGTGATTGTTGGGCCAACGCCGGATCAGAATTACTCTGTAGAAATGCATTATTTCTACTATCCGCCTACCATTGTTCAAGGCCAGATTACAACAACAACGATTACTTCTGGTGGATCAAACTACACCAAGGGCGTTTACCAAAACGTTGCGCTGACAGGTGGTTCTGGTGCGAATGCCGTTGCTGATATTTTGGTTGTTGGCGGAGCGGTGACGCAAGTGACCATTACCAACGGTGGTAATTTCTATGCTGTTGGTGACGTTCTTAGTTGTTCTTCTATTGCGGGTGCTTCGGGTGCTGGTTTTTCTTTGACTGTGACGGCAATTTCAAATTCGACTGGAACTAGTTGGCTTGGTCAGAACTACGACCCGGTGTTGTTCTACGGCGCCATGCGTGAGGCTATTCTGTTCATGAAGGGCGAGCAGGATTTGGTCAAGTATTACGAAGACAAGTTCCAAGAAGCTATGGGCGAATTGAAACGCTTGTGTGATTCTATGGAACGCGGTGACGCCTATAGAGATGGACAAACCAAACTAAACTCTAATTTGAAGGGTAATATATGACAAGGTATACCCGTCAAGAAGCTAAGCAACTCGGATTGCCGACCTGCTATGGGTCAACATGCATAAAACATCCAGAGCTTGATGGGTTGCGACGTGTTTCTGGTAGTTGTGTGGCATGTGCACGCGAATTGTTACAAAAAACCAGAAAAGAAAATCCAGACCGCATTAAAGAGTACAGAAAAACTAGCCATAAAAACTCTAAAGCCAATCCAGAATCTTGGGCTAAAAAACTTGCCGCTGACAAGCTGTATAAAGAAAAAAACAAAGATAAGTGCTATGCTTTAAAAATTAATTGGAATGCAAAAAATCCTGATAAAGTAAAGGCGGCAAGCGCAAGAACAAAAGTAAAGCGCGTTGGAAAAACAAACGCGGAAACCGCCTTTCGCAGAAATGCAAAAATGCAACGCACCCCCAAATGGCTCACAGAGTTTGATAAATTGAAAATGCATTGCATTTATCAAATGGCTGCCATGTACACTCGTGTAAATCAGGAATCATGGACTGTTGATCATGTAATACCTTTGCAAGGTAAAATTGTTTCAGGACTTCATGTGCCAGCAAATTTGCAGGTTATGAGGGCTTCAGATAATTTTTCCAAGGGTAATCGCTTTGAGGTTTCAGCATGATCGTACAAGGCCAAACCACCACATTCAAAACCAACATTCTTTTGGGTTTAGAAAACTTCAGCGGCACTTCCCCATACGTTTACAAGATTGCTTTGTACACGGCGCTTGCCAATCTCAGCAATTCAACAACTGCATACACCAACGTCAATGAGGTTTCTGGCTCTGGCTATACGGCCGGCGGCGCAGTATTGACCCCAATTGCACCAGTTGGCGACATCTCAAACAACACGGCTTATTTGTCGTTTAACAACGTATCTTGGACGGGCGCAAGCTTTACCACAAGAGGCGCGTTAATCTACAATTCAACCACTGGAGCGTCGGTTGCTGTGTTGAATTTTGGTAATGACAAGTTTGCCAGCGGAACATTCACAATCACATTCCCTTCGGACACTTCGTCAAGTGCCATTATCAGAATTTCTTAAGGAACCAACATGACAAACGAACTCGCAAAAATTGGTGACAGTGCTGTAGTTTCTTTGCAAGCAAATGCGGCGCAGACTGACAATTTCGGCATGGAAGGCACGTATCACTTTGTTTGCCGCGATAAAGACGGTAACTTCAAATGGGAAGAAACTGTTGACAATCAAGTTATGCAGGCGGGGAAAATCCTGATGTTGCAAACTTTGTTGTACACCGCTTCGGGCTACACGCTAGTGGGTCCTTACCTTGGATTGATTGCCACATCGACCGGCTACAGCCCAACAGACACAATGGCTTCTCACTCTGACTGGACTGAGTTTACGGCTTACACTGTGGGCGGTTCTGCGGTGCGCGGTACGGCTGCTTTTGCGGTGCCAACAGGCAACAACGTGACTACGGCTGGATCAAACATTGTTACTACGTCAGCAACAGCAATTACATACACGATCACAGGCTCAGGCGGCACAGTGACTGGCTGCTTCTTGGTGACGGGTTCTGGTGCTTCAAGCACTCAAAGTTCAACTACAGGTACGTTGTATAGCGCAGGCGGTTTCGCGGTGGCTAAAACAACAACTGCAGGCGATACTGTAAGCGTCACCTACACGACCACGGCAACTTCTTAAGGAGCCCTAAATGGCTCTCAAACTGGCTGATCGCGTCCAAGAAACGACAAGTACCGCCGGAACTGGAACATTGTCTCTTGGTGGGGCAGTGTCTGGTTTTCAATCTTTTGTAGCGGGTGTTGGTACCGGAAATACTTGCTATTACACAATCTACGACCAAATTGCGGGTGCATGGGAAGTTGGCATTGGCACAGTCACGGCTGGTTCTCCCAATACATTGAGCCGCACAACGGTTCTCTCATCTTCCAACAGCGGTAGCTTAGTTAACTTGGCTGGCAACACTGCCAACGTCTGGTGTGACTACCCATCTGAGAAGGCTGTTTATCAGGATGCAAGTGGCAACGTTAACATTGCATCTCTGGTTGCTACTGGCGGCACGATTGACGGAACTACTATTGGCGGCACAACGGCTGCTGCTGGTACGTTTACTACGCTTACAGCACAGACAGAAGTGCTTAAGGGTACTGGTGAAAACTTCGTATTAAATTCTCAAGGCGTTGGTGGTACAAGTTGGAATAATGGCGCAAACATAACTGTTGCAACAAATAGTGTTGCTGCGCCTGATAGCACACTTACCGCAACAACTATCACAAACGCCACCGATACTATTTTTGGAAGCGGAAACAATACAAGAAGTACTAACATAGCAG